CTAAACTAGATTGTAGTTGCCTGTCATAGTCAACAAGTTGGTCTGAAGTTAAGTAATGGTAATCCAACCAAACATTATTATCATCCCAATTTACACCATCCCAAGTTCCCTCATCAAACCAAAGTCTTCTGGCAATACTTTCTACCATTGTTGGTATGTTAAGGAATACCATATTACAAGGTTTAACGTCTCTTATTACCGTAGTTGCTTCCCTTGCCCAACTATAATCTAATAAATACCCATAAAGTGTTATGATATCATTATCATAATCAAAGTTTAGTTCATAATTATGTTCACCAATAACTGCGTTAAGGTAAACTCTTAACCAAATTGCCGAATAAGGTAATGTAGCATTACATCTAGTTAATACACGTTGTTTTCGGAATTCTAAACTCTCTATTTGTGGGTCTGGTGTTATTTTAAAAATACTTTCAAACCTAGCAATACCAACCTCATCGCAAGTTTGAATAAACATTCTTGCATATTCTTTATTAGTAATACTAATAAGTATGTTAAACCATTGCTCCTGGACATCCGTTAGGACTTCCATTTCTTTAACACCTTCGTAAACCTTAGGCATATATTGTTTTAATGGTACTAAATGTTCTAAACTCATTATGCCTCACTCACTGTTACTGTTAATGTGCCTAATTTTGGTATATATTGTTTTTCCCTAGTTTGTGTTAATTCTATGTTTTGTGTTCCATCATTAATTGTACAAGTTTTAACGTTGCCAACACCTTGTGAAGTTTCAGCGAAAGCCAATATTTTGTTATAGTAAACAACCATACTATATTCACCATCACCATTACTCCAAGAATCTTGTAATTCTTTTACATAGTTGTTAATGTTAGTTTCTATTTCCTGTTTGGCAGTTTCTAAATACCCAGTGTTTGAAAGTATGATTTCTAATGCTACATTCAAATCTACTGCCTCTGGAGTTGTAACAAGTGGGTAATGACCAATCGGAACAACACCTAGTCCCATTCCACTCGTATCATTTCCATTGTTATAATAGTTTTCTGGGTCTAATGTTTGCCTAATAGTATTTTGGTATTCACTTGAAATTGGTTGGTTTGAAGGGTCTACACAAGATAAAATTATATGTTTGTCGTCCTTCGTTCTAGGATATATTTGTGTTTGTCCTACACCAGAGAAGTTTCTCATATATTGACGGTAATCAGCAATGTTACCACCGAAAGCCTCTATGTTAAAAGAATCATAATATCTTTGTTTTACAGACTCGTTTGATTCTTCATCCCTTGCCGGAACTAATATTGTAGTTAATGTGGCAGAACCTAATGTATCCATATCGGTTAATGGTAAAATTTCGCCGAAGTATGTATTACCAATAACCCCCTCTTTTTGACATTCCAAAACATAATTTCCCGGAACAATAACTCCGTCTTGTTCGTGTTGTCTAACTACTGTATAGTTAATAACATTATCTTTATTGTCGTCTATTGTACAAAATAAGGAACCAATAGCAATAGAAGCAGGTGTACCACTAGGGTATGTAAAAACACCTAATCTTTCCGCTTTTGTAGCTGGGTCTCTATAAACACCACGTTCTTCTGCCCTGTAATCAATATTTTCTTTTACTGTGGCAGTTTTCATATAAGCTTCGTCCGCAATTTTTTTAACTTCCATTATAGCGTCTGCCAGTTTAGTACAAGTAATTGCCAAAGCGTCATAAATAATAGAACCTTGGCGTGAATCCACATCTTCGGGTACATCCGCTAATGCCATATTTAACAAATATTCTTTTGTATATATTTCTAAATACTGTGTAATTGCTGACATATATTAAATCTCCATTTCTATAGGAACAACACCTACATTAGAAATCACCCTAAAACTTATTTTACACTGGTCTATACCTGTTTGGGTTATTATAAAATCTTGTATCCCTTCAAACCTGTCATCCACACTTAAACATTCAAAGATTTCACGTTGTATGTCCGATTTTATAAAATCAAAATCTTTACCAATATATTTGTGAATACCACTTCCATAATCCCCATCATAAATAACGTGGTCATATCTGCCTGTTCGTAAGTTCTTTTCCACTGCTATTTTGTAAGCCTCCAAACCATCGGTATTACCAATGATTCGTTTATTTACCATATCAAATCTATATGTTTTTGTTGGAAGTGTGGTGTATTCCAACTGTTGGGCGTCTACATTTATATTAGATTGTGGAATCATTTTAACCTCCTATTTTTCGTTAGTAATACCTTCTTGTCTTTGCATAACATAATAAGTTTGTCCTCTGGCAACTCTTAACATATACACAACATCACCAATCTGTAAACCTCTCCAAAGCAGTATTTTAGGGTCCGCAAATTCTGTGTATATTTTTATTGCGTGTTTGTGGTCTGCACCCTGTCCATCATTGGCAAGTTCTGTTTCCGCATCTATATAATGACGGTGTTGGTATTTGCCATCCGCTGGCTCCAAAGGGTTCGGTGTTGTTGGTACATTAATCCAAGTTTCTTGTACAAAGGCACTTAATATTAAATTCTTTTCTGTTAATTCTAACTTATCACCTATTTTAATTTTCAAGGGTCCCACACTTGTAACTTTACCAGACACCACATCACTGAAATGAAAGTCTGGTATTTGACTGGCTCTTTTAGCAGCCTCTAAAATTGTTTTACCTATTGTACTCACTACAACACCTCCACGTCTAATTCCATTGTGTGTAAATTATTGGAAATTGTATGTGTAGCCGAAACTATTAAAGCAAATTTAAAATCTGTGCTAATAACACCTTCGTCCGTTACATCTTTTATATCCAATGTAATTACATTTCCTGGAATACATTTAACATTACCCAAACCAGATATTTTTAAAGATTTAGTTTCTTTACTTTTAACCACTGCAACGTGTTTTAAATATTCAGCAAGTTGTGCGTCCGTCCACTTTGAATCTTTCTTTTCGTAATATTGTAAGGCGCCCCATCTTTGTAGATTTTCTTCGTGTTTTGTTACAATGGTTTTTCTTAGTAATATTTTTTGTGTTTCTGTTAAACCGTCTTCCTTCTTTTTCTTTTTGTCCGATTCACTTGCCACTTCACGTTGTATTTTAAATATTGTGTAAGTGTCCTCGATGTCGGAAGAAAATTGGAAATCTGTCATTAAGTGTTTATCCCCTATTAATACATCTGTTAATTGTTGTTTACAATCAACCAATTCTAATGTATCCCCATTGGCACGAACACAAAATCTTTGTTGCCCTTCCGTACCGATAAATGTTTGGTCGAGGGCATATTGTATCATATTATTGTATGTTTCACCGTCATGAATTCTTGTTGGTATTATGTAGCTACTTGTGTGAACAACTTTATGCTTAACTCCCGCCACAGTACAAATTCTAGTAAAGAATTGGTCTACTGTTTCATTACCAGTAATGTCCACATCTTTATAAGCTAAATATCTTTTGATGTCATAAATTTTTAATTTGACGGAGCCATACGCACTAATATCTTTTTTAAATACCCATCCGTGAAACATTATTGTTCCATTAACCTTTAATGTTACAACATCACCTTTATCCAAATCTACTCGTTGTTTCGGGAGGTAAGATAATTCCATAGAACCTGCATTACCTTCCAATTCAAAATTCAATTGGCACTGTTCCGTAACACTACCAATATCTATTAAGTTTTTAGGTGTTGTAGCAAAGATATCTACCGATAACATTAATTAGTACCTCTTATCTGGTCTGCCTTAACCCATCCTCTCCAACCGCCATCCATAGTTGTTATGTGGTACTTATAGGTTGCGCGTGAATTAGATGCTATATGACTTATTTTACCACGAAATTCTTTAAATGTTCCATAAGGGCTTGCACCGAAACTATCATAATGATACCTTCCGTTTGCTATAATTGTATCCCCTATTGCCAAACCTGTTTTAGTTCTAGTTTGGGTTGGTTTAACGACTTGTGTAGCGTTTGTTACTGTTCCTTTGCCAGTTAATATTTTAATCATACCACTTGTAGGTTTAGGGTCTCTGTATTCACTAAGAGTTAATGTGTAATACATATCATTATCACAAGTTATGTAGCGTTTAGTAATGGACTCAACAACCATATCCATATTAACACCACAATCACTAATAACAACCCTTACAGGTGTTCCAACTTTCTGTAATTGTTTAAAATATCTATAATATTTTTCTGGTGTAAAACTAGAAAATAAATTCACCCCAGTAGTTACATAAGATGGAACATAGTTACTAATAGCATTTACCACATCTCCGGCAAGGTCAATAATGGAATTGTCTGGTTTATATGGAAAGAAACTTTCTATTGTAAGTTTGGACAAACCTGCCCCTCGTGGTATAACCACCTCACCCAATTTAACGACCTCTGTGCGAGTTATAACGCTGTCTGTGGTGACTTCTAGTGTCTCTGGGTTTACTGGTAAGGTCATCGGTGTGGCAGCGAGGATTTGTTGTGCCAAAATATCTATTTCTTCTGCCGATGCCCCACCATATTTCAAGTCGGCAACAAGTTGTGCAATATTTTGTACTACTGGTAGAAAGAAAAATTTAATTGCCATTTGTTACCCCCTAATTTGTTAAATCGCTTTCTGAAGCGTCTTGAACGAATTTTTCTAATAATTTCATAATTACATTAACGTCTGCTGATTCCCTTACATCACCAAATGTGGCATTTACTTTTGGAGTTAATGCTGTAAGTTGTGTTGTGAATTGAACTCTAGCATAATCTTTAAGTAGTTGTACGTCCTCATCACTTAAATTTAAACCTCCGTTTAATGCTTTTGCTGTATCACCTGTGTTCTTGTCAATACCTGCCGCAGTTTTTTCTAATTCTGACATTGGAACCCAGTCCACTTTGAAATCTTCCATACCGTATAACTTATCACCGACTGTGAATGAATCTTTAACCTTGTCCATAGTATTCTTGCCCCAGTCGTAACCAGTTTTTGCGGATGTTGTATAATTTAAACGGTCTAAACCCATATCGCTTAAATTGCCGTCTAGTATTTTCATTTTTTGTTCATAATTTTCATCCTTGGCAAATTTCTCAACTGCCTTATCCGCCATTGAGTTTAAACTACTTTGCCAGTTATTAACACCTTTCCCCAATTTAGTTCCAAATACAGCATCAATTGCGCTTGCTATACCTCCCAGTATACCTAATATAGCGGAACCTAAATCCCTAAAAGCGTAAATGACAGAGGAGATTGGACTGTGCCAAGCGTTTGCTAGGTAATTAACCACCCAAGCAATACCATTCCATATACCTTTTAAAATACCCCAAATAAATTCACCGAGTGCTAATAAAGCGTTCCATATTACCGCTACCATACCTGTAACAGCACCAACTACAACACCAGTAGCGGAAATAGAAGTGCCTGCGAATTTATTAATTGCTGCAATTACTGTATAAACAACTGCAATGAGTGCAATAATACCATAAATAATCCAAGACAGTGGACACATAGCAAGTGCTACGTTCAAACCATTTTGTGCGGCATACATAGCAAGAATAGCACCAGTTTCCATCCAGTCCACTGCTATTTTCCACATCATTAAACCTATGGTTCTAGTCCATCCAATTGCTTGGGTTGTAAAGAAATAGGCATAAGCCGCAGTAACACCGAGAATGATTGGGGCAATAAATTCCCAATATTTCATTATGAAATTACCTACTCCGGCAATTGCTTTCATACCAACTATTGCTAATTTAGATATATTAATTAACCCATTTACAATGATATTTAGGAACTGTTGGAAATCTTTACTATTCCACAAACCTCTTAATTTAACATAAACAGGTTCTAAACCTCTATCTATTTTATTAACAATTTGAGTCCATAATTCACCAAACTTTAATGGCATATTAGCAAACATTTCGTTTGTTTCTTTGGCAACACTAAATAGTGCGTTCTTAATTACTGCGGCAGTAATTTCACCATTTTTAG